ATGGGTATTCAGAATAGCCTCTTAGAAGTGAGTACTTCTGAGTTAATCGCTAGCCTCAACGATGTGGCTAGTGCTTCTACATATCCTAACGCCGAGCTAAGCCGTGACGTCCGAACAATTCGGGCTCGCGTCAAGGCTGAAGGTCTATCGTTCTTAACTAAAACGATACCTTCCTTGGGTAAAGCTGTTGATACAGCTTTATCCACTGCGACCCCCCTACGTTTCCGAGGCTTCAAGCTGAAGCACGGAACGCATCTGCCCCAATTCCTTGGGTGGATGCTAGGGAGGGTATTCGACGATGTAGGAAATGAACGCAGTGATGCGTCCATTGAAGCGTTAATATGGCTGCGTCAAGTTTGTGCTTTATTGTACAAGCTTGAAGTGCCGACTACTGAGAAACAAAATGACAAAACCATCATTCAGTTCTGCAATACAGATCGAGATCTACCCGACCCTAACACTCCTGGATTTTATTCCAGAGTGCAAAGGGAAGGGCATGGACTTCACCATGGTGTCCAAGGCGAAAGCCAAGGCGGCCTCGGCGTTGTTCACGATCCCCCCGAAAGTTATCGAGTCCATAGTGGACTGGACGACCAACAAGGGCAACATCTGGTCGACCCCCACGTTTGGGGTGACGCCAGTGGTGTTCACTCTGTATACGTGCAATCAGTCCTTCTACACGCACGACGGCTTGTCTGCCGTGTGGTGGGAGGGTCTGACCCTCGAGGCGCTCAGTGCGCTCCGAGACACGGTCCTGGAGCTGTGGCTGACGGAGAAGAGAACCACGAGAAGCCTTCTTTTAGAAGGATTTATCGCGGCCTTGACAGAGTATTCCCGTTCGGGGAATATTTCTGTTTTAACTCCACTCACATATGTGACAGCTACCAGGATTGGCAGTCCTTCGAGTCTAGGGAGGCGGGCACGGCGAAAGTTGTGCTCGTCCCTAAAGATTCTAGGGGACCTCGGTTAATATCTAAAGAACCCGTTGAGTACCAGTGGATGCAGCAGGGCTTAAGGAGAGTGCTTGAGAAAGCAATCAACTCCAGTCCCCTAACTCGAGGAATGGTCGTCTTTGACGACCAAACTAAGAATCGGGACCTTGCCTTAGCGGCGTCTGCCGGAGCTCCGTGGGTTACGTTAGATATGAAGGATGCAAGTGACCGTGTTTCAGTGCTCTTAGTCAGAGCTCTGTTTCCGAATCACTGGTATGAATGCCTGATGGCATGCAGAACCAGTTCCACTCGCCTCCCGTCGGGAGAGGTGTTTCCAATGCGCAAGTTCGCTCCTATGGGTAGCAGTTTATGCTTTCCCGTAGAGAGTCTTGTGTTTTGGGCCCTCTCAGTTGCAGCCATCCTCCATGAACACTCTACCATTGATGCTTTTCAGGCATCTAGAATGGTACATGTTTATGGCGATGACCTCATAGTACGCACCGAAGACCAAGGTGCTATACTACGAACACTTCCATTATTAAACTTGAAGTTTAATGAGAAGAAGTGTTGTACAGCAGGATCCTTTAGAGAATCCTGTGGATGCGATGCCTATAAAGGCGTCGATGTCACCCCACTTAGAATTAAGTGTGTATGGGATCATCGAAGTGATAAGTCTCTTGTTCAACATGTCGCGCTTCACAATGCGGCATGTGACAAGGGAATGTTCCACTTAGCAGACTATATCTATGGACTCGTGTCCAAAGTGAAGAAGTTTCCGTACTCTGAAAGTACGAAGGCTTCCTATGTCTGTTGGGTTGACAGCCGTAAAACGGCAGATCAAGTAAAAGCGCACAACTCGACGTTTGCGTTAAGGTGTGGAACCCCTCGCGGGGTCCGCAACTTGCAGCGTCGCGAAATGCATACTTGGTGTGTCCGCACTCGCCTCTTAAAGGCCAGTGTCCCGGGTTTTGCCGAGATGCTACGTGTAGCATCTCTTAGGTCTTCATCGTTCGTCAAGAACGGCGAGGAAGTAAAAGGCGAAGCTCCTGAAGGGCCGTTTGGTCCGTACCAAAAGTACGATTCTACCATCCGGTATTCACCCACTAGTATGAATTTTGACAGTTTCATACCTGTGGAGCCTTCAGTTAAGGCTTACCACTATACCTCTCGCCGCGAGGTTTCCCTCAAGCGGCGTTGGTGCGAGGTCTAAAGACCTCCAGGTTCATTGAACCGTGCTCTACCTATC